TAATGCCTCACCTGATATGCGTATGCTGAATGTTCTGTCTTTTACTTTGTCTAAGTTGTCTGTCACTCTAATAACAAAAGTGCTAGTGGTATCAGAAGGTACAATACTCGGTATTCCAAATATAAGCCCGTCACTTCTTAATGACAATCCGTCAGGTAAAGAACCGCTTATCAATGCATATGTCAATGAAGTAGCAGGTAGTATCGCTTCTGCTTCTAATTGCAGAGTCATCGCGATCTGTACAGGGTAAACCCCTGCTAGTCCTGCTGGTGTGATCCAATTAGGTGCGCTCATATGCTACCCTCATGCGTAAGTAGCGCCTACTGTATACCATTGAGTAGTTGATATGGCTACAAATTGCAACGTAGAACCTGCTACTTGAGACAAGGCTGCGTTTGCTGATAATGTGTTAATGATAGCACTTGTGTCTGGATATACTAACACGTTATTCGCACTCGTATTAGTTATCACTATAGCCATTCCTGCAACTGCTGTCGGTAGTTTGACCCCTTGTCCTGAACTTACAGTAGATACAACGTTAAATTCTTTTGCTAGTACTGTTGCATTCGCTTGTACAGAGCCTGCTGCCGATATGCCGGTTCCTACTGAGCGTATATGATATGCTGAAGCAGTTACATTTGCAGTAGAAATATTACCAGTAACTGTTAATACATTGGTAGATTTATCAAATGTTAAGTTTGCGCTACCACCGAACGCTGTAGCATCATTGAATTGGATCTGTGTATTCGAACCACCTGCTACGCCTGCGCTACCTGTCGCTCCTGTCAAACCAGTAGCGCCAGTTGGTCCTGTTAAACCAGTAGCACCAATTCCAGTAGCACCAGTAGGTCCTGTTAATCCAGTTACACCAGTCGCACCAGTGGGTCCTACTGGACCTATATCACCTGTTGCTCCAGTTGGTCCTGGTACGCCAGTAGCGCCTAAACCAGTGGCACCAGTTGGTCCGGTCAGTCCTGTTAATCCAGTAGCACCAGTTGGTCCCGGTATACCAGTGGCACCTACTTGACCACCACCTGATGTTACTGCCACATATCCTGTGACTGCACTATTGAATGTCAGTGTGGCAGCATTAGCGTTAGTGAATACAACGTTAGGATAATCATAACGTCCCACATAACTTACATTAGAATTATCGATAGGTTCTAAATTTACATACTGACTGTTTAAGTTGTGTACTACTATCCAAGTTGTATTTGCTGAACTTTGAGTGTGAACATATGCACCGCCTATCGCAGTGAGGCCAGTTGAACCCTGAAGACCTGTTGCTCCAGTTGGTCCTGCTGGTCCTGTAGCGCCTGTTGGACCTGCTACAGATGAATCTGCACCAGTAGCACCTGCTGGTCCTGTAGCGCCTGTTGGTCCCGGTACAGTTGATGCCGAGCCCGTTGCTCCAGTAGGTCCCGTTAAACCAGTGGCTCCTGTGGGGCCTGTAGCACCCGTGAGTCCTGTAGCACCTTGTATACCAGTGGCACCTGTAGGTCCTTCAACGCCTGTTGCACCTGTAAGACCCGTAGAGCCTTGGATACCTGTAGCACCTTGTACGCCAGTAGCGCCGGTCGGGCCATCAATACCCGTACTACCTTGTGGGCCTGTGGCTCCATCTACTCCAGTGGCACCTGTAGGTCCTACGATACCAGTAGAGCCTTGAATACCTGTTGCACCTGTAGGTCCTACATCTCCTGTAGCACCTTGGATACCTGTCGCTCCTGTTATACCTGTAGCACCGACTGGACCTTGAATGTTTCCTACGTCACTCCATACTCCGCCGGCTTTCACCCACAAGTCTCCAGTATCTTCAGCAATGACACCATTGCCATCAACTGCGCTAGGGAATGCCGCGTTTAGAGTTGCTTGAGGAGTACCACCTACTGTAGGAACGCTTCCTATGATTGTTACACTAGTACCTGCTGGGCCAGTAGCACCTGTCGGGCCTGCAACACCAGTAGCACCTGTCGGGCCAGTCGCACCAACTCCGGTTGCACCTGTTGGTCCCACATCTCCAGTTGCACCTGTGAGGCCAGTCGCACCTTGAATACCTGTTGCACCAGTAGCACCTATTCCAGTAGCACCAACTGGTCCTGTCGCACCGGTCAGACCAGTGGCTCCGTCTACTCCGGTAGCACCAGTGGGTCCTGTAATGCCTGTAGAGCCTTGTAAGCCAGTGGCTCCTGTAGGTCCTACAACGCCGGTTGCACCAGTCGCACCAGTAGAACCGGTGCCTGAAATGTCTATCCAAGTTCTAGTCCCTGTTGTAGTACTTGATAATACATAGCCGTTGGCTGCAGGAACACCTAAATAAGGTTCTGTGTTTGCTAGCGACAAGAACTCATAACTACCATCAGGTAATTGTGTTCTTACCCTGCCGCTTAATAATTTTGCATTGTTTCCTGCGCCGTTTGCCATTTTACTGTGTCTCTAAAATACTTAATGTCAGTTTAAGAACGCTGTTGGCGTTCGCATAAACTCCTATGCTGTTACCTGCCTCTACTACCAGTTTACCTGTTAATAATGCTGCCGAATCTCCTACTGGGATAGTAAAATCTTTTGTTAGTTCTGTGTTACCATTTATTGAACTATAAAAAGTAATATTGCCGTCATCCGACGCATTGATGTTGGTCGCTTGTGCTAGCAATACTATCGCTGTAGTGTCTGCAGGGCATGTGTATACATTTGTAGCCACAGTTGTTATGTTTGCCGCTACAGATTTGAATGTGTTTAATGAAGATGCCACTGTTTTACCCCTCTAACGCTAATATGTATGGTGTTAGGACTGCGAATAAACTCTTATCAAAAGTTTCTCCTTCGATCACGCCTGCCTCTTCACTAATCAATAGTCCGTCACCGATTCTAAAATCACCGAATTGATCAGTACTTGTATAATTTACCCTTCCGCCATTAGTCTGACGAATTTCATTCACCTGGATTGGGATGCCACCTAATCTTGGAGTTGCTGTTAAAATGTTAGTACCAGTTCCAACATATTCAAACGTTTGTCCACTTGCTGATATCAAAGATATCTGCAAGAAATCAACAGATCCTGGTGTAGGTGTGAACTCTAATGTTTCACTGAATGTGATAACACTTGTACCTGCCGCTAATGGCGTTGCCTCACGTACTAATATGTACTGAGTGCTTATCCCATCAGTTAACAATACAGCGTCATTAACTGCTGGACGTACACTTAATCCACTAACTGTTAATGTAGTACGTGTATTAGATACTAATGTTCCAGTATATAACACAGGTCCTACGCCTTCTGCCCATAATCCATAATCACCAAAACTGTTGTTTGAGTTAGTGATTGAGCAAGTGCCGCCGTCTTCACATTTTACGCCTGCTGTACAGCAGATTGTAAAGATTGAAACTAACTGAGCATAACCTTGATTAGTGATGTGTATACCTAATCCACCTTGATTGAACTGAGTATATGCATCTAACACCATTGATTTTAAACCACCTGCTAAGTTACCATCTACACGCATACCTGCGCCTGTAGTTGTAATGCTTGAACAGTTTTGAACATAAGGACTTGTTACTATGAATCCTGCACCAGTACTTGGGAAAGCGACTGCGGCTGCCGGGCTTAAATGATCTCTGAATGTCACACCAGTAATATAACAACGATTACGTACCCAGAAAATATCTTGTGTTGGATTTGATGGTCTTATGCTTACTGCACGTAAGTTATCACCTACGATACTAACACCTGCACTTAGTGACATAGGATTAATTTCTGTGTAGTCACCTGCTTTAACAAAGATACAAGTCATGCCTGTTGGATTCAATGCTTGTAATGCATTGGCTGCTGTGACGGCTGATGCGATTGTTAATTTAGCATGTGTCAAATCTGTGCCGCTATTTGCATCATTACCTGACTTGCTTACATATAATACGTTTTGTGCTACGCCTGCAACACCTGTAGCACCGGTTGCACCTGCAGGACCAGCGATACCAGTAGAACCTGTACTACCTACTGGTCCACCTGAAGTTACAGCGGCATAACCTGCTGTTGCAGTAGTGAACGTCAATGTCAATGTATTTGCATTTACGAAATCAATTTCGGGGAAATCATATCTGCCTACAAAACTCTTGTCGGTGTTGTCTACTGGTTCTACTACAACATATTGTTGATTTAAATAGTGATTAACCGTCCAAACTAGTGCCGGTGATGATTGAGTGTGTATGTATGAAGACCCTAATGGTCCAGTAGCACCAGTTGATCCAGTAGCACCGGTTAGACCTGTAGCACCTTGCGGAGTGAAGATGTTAACATCCCATGTTGAGTATGTGCCGGCACCTATACCGCCTACTGCGAAAAAGTTCAACGCGCCTGTAGAAATATTATAAGAATCTACGACACCTACCATGTAATTGTTAACATCATAAGAACATACTAAATTCTGTCCTGTAGTGTATGCTAAATCTGTATCTACAAAACACTCTTGTAAAAATTGTGCTGTCCCTGTACCAGTGCCTGGACCAGTAGCAGTGAATATAGTTCCTACTGTATTACTTGCGGCGCCGATCAATGTGAAATCGGTAGTACCTATGCTGAAAATTCTATAAGTTCTACTAGTATCAAAATCTCCGGCTACAACAGGGCCTGTCTCTATTTCCATAGATGTGGCTGATGTAGTTCTATATGCTAGTGCGGGACCTGTAGCACCCATACCACCGTATGAGACTGCCGCATATCCTGACTGTGCTGTAGCAAAAGTAAGTGTTAATGTCGAATCATTTAAAAACTCAATCTCAGGATAATCATAACGTCCTACGAAACTGACATTAGTGCTGTCGATAGGTTCTACGTTAACATATCTTTCGCCTAGGTTATGATTTACAGTCCAAACAGTTGAGGGTGAAGACTGAGTATGAATGAATGTGCCACCGGTGGGACCAGTCGCGCCTTGGGCGCCAGTGGCACCTTGAACACCGACTATCGCCTGTTCCCAACTGCTCGTTGACTCATTATAATATTTTAATACGCCCATAATATGTTATATTTATATACCTATAATTTGATCATGCATAACTTGCTCCAACAGTATACCACTGAGTGGAACTTATAGCATAATATTGTAAAGATGAATTTGCTGTGTGAGTATATCCTGCATTTGTTGCTAATCCATTAATGGCTGCTCCGGCAGCCGGATATACATTCATATCTGTTACTGTTGTATTATTGACTATTAATACCATACCTGTGGTTGCTGTAGGCAATCTTACACCTTGTCCCACACTTACTGATGTTACTACATTGATATCTTTTGTCAATGCTGTAGCATCACCTTGCACAGTACCTGCCGCGCTAACAGTAGCGTCAACACTTCTTATGTAGTATGACTGCGATACTATGTTACCTGCTAATGTTAATGTATCAGTGTTTTTATTGTATGTGAAACCTGAGTCGCCGGTTTGTACGCCGGCGTCATTAAATTGAACTTCTGTATTTGCACCACCTACTGAACCTGCAGGGCCAGTAGCACCGGTAAGACCTGTAGCACCAGTCGCTCCGCTTCCAGTAGCACCTGTCGGGCCTGTAAGACCTGTAGAGCCTGTGTCGCCAGTAGCACCTGTAGCACCAGTTGGTCCACCACTAGGTCCTGTCGCACCTACACTGCCACCAGAAGATACTGCGGCATAACCTGTTACTGCGCTAGCAAATGTTAATGTGAGTGTATTGCTGTTTACAAACGTTATTGTTGGATAATCATAACGACCCACATAACTTACATTAGAACTATCGACTGGTTCTACGTTTACATATTGATCGTTGAGATTGTGATTAACTGTCCATGTTGTTGAAGCAACACCTTGAGTATGTAAGTATGTTGCACCAGCAGGTCCGCTTGCCCCTACTGGTCCTGTAGCACCTGTAGGACCATTTATACCTGCAGGTCCTGTTGCTCCAGTAGAGCCAGCACCTGTAGCACCAGTAGCGCCTGTTGGGCCACCTGAAGGACCTGTTGCCCCTTGTGGGCCAGTTGCTCCTTGAGGACCTCCTGATGATATAGCGGCATATCCTGCTGTAGCAGTAGAGAATGTAAGTGTTAACGCATTTGCGTTAGCAAAGTTAATTGTAGGGTAATCATATCTTCCTACAAAACTGTTTCCTGTGCTATCGACAGGCTCTACGTTAACATATTGATCATCTAAATTATGATACACCGTCCATGTTGTTGAGGCTACTGCTTGTGTATGTAAATATGCTGTGCCGCTAAGACCAGTAGCACCTTGTGCTCCTGTAGCACCCGTAGCACCTACACCATCGATGCCTGCTGTGCTTGTATCATACCAAAGTATGTCAGTGTTTAAAGGAGGGGTGGGGCTTTCAACAATGCCAGCAACACCCGTTGCTCCAGTAGCACCTTGTGGTCCTACAGCACCATCTAAGTTGATCTCCCATGCATTAGGTCCACCATATGTGCCTGAACCGCTAGTTGACAAAACATTTACTATCAATACACCAGTAACATCATCGTATAATGTAACTGCACCAGTCATAGTTTTATTCACTGCGTTAGCGATAACAACTTCTTGTGCTGTTGAATAGGCTAGATTAGGATCTACTATTAAAGTTTTTGATCCAGTGCTTATAGTTAATGAAGTAACGCTAGTTGTAGCATAGACATCACCTGCATCGCCTTGAGGACCTGTAGCACCTGTCGCGCCAGTCGCACCGCCGTTAGTCCATGTTAAGTTACCTGTACCATCAGTAGTCAATACTTGATTGTTTGAACCACCTAATATTGTTAAGTTAGCGACTGGACCTAAGTTAGCAGATTGAGTGATGAAAAGATTATTACCTTGTAGATTATTTGCCTCTACACCATCTGTAGCATACAAGTCATCAGTGATAATACTACCATCAACACCCATACCATTCGATGTGAATGTGACAATATCTTGACCAGTAACTGTAACGATAACGTTGCTATTCGCTATAGGTATATGAACGTTTGTTGACCCTTTTGATATGTAACTACCGGCTGATACGTTAAGATTACTTATGTTAGAACCATCACCATAAAGATATGATGCAGTCAAATTACCAGTAACAGTTAAATTATTAGTTGAGTCGTTAAATGTAAAATTAGAACTGGCTCCGAAGTCACCATTGCTATTATATTGTACTTCTGTATTATTACCTGCAACTTGTTCAAAATCTACAGGATTACCATTAGCATAACGATAATCATCAGTCCATACAGCACCGGCTTTGACATTACCGGTAACGTTTGTGTTTTGTATATTTGCAACATTTGCTACTAAAGTATTAGTCACATTTGCTGTCACGAATGTAACATTTCCTGTAGCATTGATATTATTTGCTATAAGATTATTTGAAATGTTAGCATTAGGAACATTGAGTGATATGTTACCTACAATATTAGCGGCAGTTAATGTATTTGTTATATTGGCATTATTTGCTATTACTAAATTACCAATAAGATTATTTGATGCGTTGACATTACCATTTGTAATGTAAACATTAGGAGCAACGTTAGCAGTACCGATGTACAGCGAATTACTTATAAAAGTATCATCACGCAAATCCACATACAATGTTTGTATAGCATTGTTTACAGTAGTTGAATAACCTAGACTGTTTGGTGCTAGACCTACTTCTAGAGTAGTTGTAGTTACGTTTAATCTTGAAAAATCTGCTGAGAGTAATACATTACCCGTGGACTGATTAACGGAGATGCCCGCTTGCTTTGTTCTATTGATGGATAGAACACCCTGAGAATTCTGTAATCTGAAAAGTTCGGAGAAGTTATCCTGTGTCTTTTGAAACGCGGCGCGTATCGCGTCTGCGTCTGGATCATCTGGAAAACTACCGAAGTCAATGTTTCTTTGTGCCATTTAACCACTCACCGTTAATCTAGTATTTATCGTTCTGGGATAAAGTAAAACGCCAAAAAAAATACCCGACGTGTGCCGGGTATTCTCTGTTGCTATTATACAATAGCCTTATTACTGACCAAGACCTGCAAGTCTTCTGAACTCAGCGAAATCTTCATCTCCTGTGCGCTCTTTATCACCTGCAAGTACAGGGATAGTTTGCTGACCAGTTGACTTAGGCTTATTCAAGCCACCTGAGATAACTTTAGTCATGAATTCTATATCACGTTCAAATGTCTGCTGTGTACCGTCTTTACCCGCATCATTTGCCCACTCATCGACTTTTTCTTTCTTGTCTTTCTTGTCATCGTATTCGATGTCTTTCTTTACTTTTTCACCGGCTTTTTCTGCCTTGTCATCATCTTTACCTTTATGATCTTCATCATATTCGATATCTTTAGCGACTTTCTTAGCAGCCTTTTCTGCCTTGTCATCTTTCTCACTAGTTGACTCTTCAGCAAGCCATGCTAATTTCTTGTATAGATTCAAGAAACTTGTTCTTGATTCGCTCATTGCTTCTTGTTCCTCTTCGGCTGCATCTGCTGACGCTACTGCATCAGCCGCTAATGGATTACTTTCCATACCGTCTTCGTTAGTCGCTCCACCTTTGGCTGACCCACCTGCTGCCAACGCTGAATCAATTTGTGCCGCGGCTTCTTGACCTTGCTCATAACCTTCTCCGTCATCTTCTGCGACTTGATATTCCATCTGGTCTTCTGATTCTACTTCATCAACCATCTCTTTACCTTCGCCGCACTCATGACCTGCTTCCATCATGCCACCGCACTCGTTGCAAGTTTGTTCTTTAGCGTGATCATGTCCTTCTTCATCTTTATAGTCATCACCACCTGACATGACTTTTAACAAGCCCATCATGCCGCCCTTATCGTCATAGCCACTGAACTTAGGTGCACCATAGTCACTCATCGCGACTGCTGGCTCTGCTGGACTGTCTAGTTGCTGTTCGCCACCGAGACCACCTAGACCAACTTGTTTGATGAATGCCAACAACTTACCAGCATCATCACCTGTTGCTGAAACGCTTACTGAATCATCGCCCATGCCATCATCTAAACCTTGTGACATGTTGACGCTTAGACCTTCGCTTACGACGTTTTCATTCAATAGATCATTCAACTGCTTGTCTAATGATTCGAATGCAAATGCATCTGTTTCTAGTACATCTTTGTCATGCATAGTCTGACCAAATGCTTTGAATGTGTCACCGGGTGTCTTCATGGCTTGTTGCTTCATGTAAGCAGTTTTGTCCATCTCGCCCAGTGCGCCTTCTTCGGCACCATAACTTGCCATATCATCGACAACATCTTGTCCTGATTCGATCTCGCTTACTACAAGACCACGATTTGGCATCAAGCCATAGCACTCATCGATGCCTTCTTTGAAACCTTCGTGATAACGACGGTGTTCATCACTGCCTTCGTTATAGCGGCAAGCATAATTTGACTTGCTCAATCCGTGTGATTTGCCTTCGTGATAGGCTGCTTCTAATGTATTCATTGCTTCGTCTACCTTCTTTTTCTTTTCATCTTTTAGATGTGATTTTACTTTTTCTTCAGTTTCTTTTTTGTCTTTATTAGACTTATCTATATTTTTTTGAAACTTACCTGCAAAATCTTTTTTCGCTTCTAATGTTTTTTGACTACGACCGGCGCCCAATCCAGCACCGTAATCTGGACCTGCATGTGGAATTTCTGCTTCGTCAGTTTTCTTAATTGACTTAGCAATGTCGTGTGCTTTAGTGATTGTTGATTTCTTTAATGGTGGTTTATCACCTGTCGACTTCATGGCTTGTGCCATGCCTACAGCATAAGGATTCTTTGCTTTCTCGTCAACCTGAACTTCATCTAGTTTGTCGTGCTTTGCGCGAATCTGTGCCATCTTTTCTTTGCTTGCACCATCACGACCTGCTTGCTGTAATGCCTTCATGCCTTCTTCGCCATACTTCTTTTTACCTAAGTATGCTTGAAGACCACTTTCTTCTACTGATGCTTCGTCAACTCCGCCCTTCCAATCTTTCTTGGCACGGATAGCGAACATAACTTGACGCATTTTCTTGAAGCCAGGAGTACCTTCTTTGTGTGGGCCACTCTTCTTTAATTTAGTAAGCATTGATTTCAATTCTTCAACACTCTTACCTGCATATTGACCTGTTGATTTTACTTCAGCATCACCTGCCCATTTCTCATCAAGAGCGTCTTCTTTCATCTCGTCTCCGGCTAGTGACATCTCACCTTTACCGATCGCTGATTTGATTGTTGCGGCAAGTGCAGGATTAGTTACTGAGCCAATCACTTCATTACCTTTTTTAATAACTTGTGCTGATTGTTTTGCAGGTTCAATAGTCAATTGATCTGCTTCGTTAATCATATTCTTGTCGATGGCTTCAAACCAATCTTTCAAAGATTTCTTTTTATCTTTAGCAGCCAATGCCGCTTTCTTAGCACGTTCTGCGGCTGCTTTTTTATCGTGTGGCTTGTCAGAAGATTTAGCATCTTTATCATATGCATCTTCTTCATTAACCATTTCTAGAAATTTTCTAAAATCCATGATCGGTTCCTCTTATACCATTGCGCCTGTTTTTGGCTTTTCTGGACGTTTGATATTTGTCATAGGACTCTTATCACCCATGCTCTTGTCATCCAAATAAGGCTTGAATGGATCAAAACTGTCCGGTGTTTCTTTCGCTGAATAAGGAATCATTATCTGTGAATCCTTGCTCTGTTCTTTGATGCTACTTAGATATGAATCAGCATAATCTTTATTTGCCTGATCTGCTCCGCTAATCTTATCAAAATCTTTTGTGTTAGGATTCATTTGATTAGCATATTCTTCTTGCTCACGATTGATGCTATCGTCATACTTGCTATCAACCAAACGAACATAATTCAAATTATAGCCTAATAATTGTGCCAACTGTTGTACCATTGGCTCAGTGCATGGATAACGGAACTTGCACTTTAATAGTGTCACTGGTTCGTTATGTACGCCAGGAAATCCATATGGGTCTTTAGCAATAGGAAGTGTCTTAGGAGTGATTGGTCCTGCTGGTTCAAACTTCTTTAAATTGAATATGAACAAATCTAAGAAGTTCTTATCCACTTCACCCGCGATCTTAATAGTGACATCATATAGATGTACGCTTTCAGCAATGTATTGTTTTAGGCTTTTCATATCTTATAATTCCCGTATCTAATATTTATCATTTATCCGTCTTTTTGTCAAGAAGTGCCTTGAGTATCTCATTACGATCAAGTGCTTTACCCTCACCTAACGGAGTGTTGTCTATCTCTTTGTCTTTGCTAGATTGCTTCTGGTCTAGCGCGGCCTTCTTTAACTGCAACTCAATCATCTTGAGTTTTTTGCTTACTTTGGCTGTTTTTGCTGTGATAGCATGTCCTAGCATAGTTCCTGCAACACCGAAAATTTCGCTACTAAAGCGACTATCTACTTGCATTCCTAGATCCATCAAGTCCTTATAACTGTTTTGTGCTAGGTTGGCTAGTTCGTCCATCTCTACGTCAGCGGTTTCAAGACCCCTGACTTGAGGTAATGCATTTTCGATCTTTTCGAGGTTATTGAGTGCAGATACCGTTACTTCCTGAGTCTCAGGCGGTAACTGAAACTCTTCGGTACTCTCTTCAGATTGAGAGAGATTGAATAATTCTTCAAGTTTTCTGGTCATGCATTATTTATTTGCGTTTGCCCTTGTAGAACAAATCATCTTCAGTAACTACTCTAAATGTACAACCTATCCTTTTACAATAGGCCATAGCAGCCGCCCATTTTGCATGATTCAATGCTACCGTGGCTCTTTCTCTTGCACTAGCCACTCTGCTCTCAATGAGACTTTGTTTTTTGGGTTTTATCTCTACTATCTCTGCTCGTTGATGACCTAATCTATCTTGGTATAAAACAAAAAAGTCAGGTATATAAACAGTCTGTTTACCCGTCAGTGGATTCCTGTAGGGTATTTGTATAGATTCACTAGCCCACTGTAATACGCTATCGTGGTTATCACAAAACATCATGAATGTTAATTCCCAACCTGAACGATATTTAGGCACTGTTTTGCCTACGTATTTGTGTTTGTTCTTTACTTGGTATTTACCTTGTGCGTAATTAGCCATGTCATAAAACTACGTTACGTGCCACTGGTTGTACAGGTCTGGGTATAGTTGCTACCCCATAAAGGCTTGTTTTTGATTTAAAACTATTTAGGTAGTATGCGAGATATTGATTTACTTCTAGTTTATTTCTGGTTGTGCCTTTAATATTTTCTAATAATGTTATTGCGTTTATGCCTGATTCTTGTGATACTCTAAAAAAGAATGCTGTAAAATTTTGTGCTATTGATTCTGTCTCGCATACACTTTTAAAATAACTTAATACTATATCATATTCATTTGTAGGTACTGTGACAGCGACATTGTAAAAATTATCAAAAATCTTTACTGTCCTGTCAATGCTTTCGGTTTGTGTTACTATTAATGCCATGTCTTATTTATTATTGTAAGTAGTTCTTACTTGAACTCCTGCATTAGAGACAGGAGTTACAGGGTTCGGAGTAGGAGGATTGCTGATAGTAGGTGCACCGGCAGTGCCTACTGTATAAGGAGTGACTGATTTATTAGGAATGTCGAATAATATATTTCTATTTTTACTGATAGGGCTACCGAACTGCCATGCTGCCTGTGCTACCATGTTTTCGAGTTCTGCTTTTGCTGTTTGTTTCAAGTTTATATTTTTAAACGTATTATATGCTGTGCCTGCTGTACGTAGTGCGCCTAAAATATTACCATCGCTGAAACTTTTAACTGCGCCGCCGGCTGCACCAACTAATCCACCTTCACCTAATATGCTACCATTGGCTCCTGGCATCATGATAGGACTTGGTTTTCTATCGTATGTTGCTGGATCACCAAAACCTGTAACTATATCGCCAGGCGCTCTACCGTCAATAGCACCTTCATTGTAAACTACAGTTTCATAATCTACTGTCATTTGATTTTGCATGACTCCTGCACCATCAGCATAACTGTATGTGTCATGTGCAAAGTTAGTTATAATAGGGTTTATTAAAGTATAAGCAGTGAATGCATGTTGATTGAAACCAAACACTGTAATGTTCTTAAAGAAAGGAACTTTGTGTCCAAATTTAGGAGTAGCGGTCTCGCCGATATAACCCCAATTATCATTTCCGCTTATGCTATCGTCATAGATATTTGTTATATTATAATCTGCGTTAGTAGTTTGTGCAGAACTGCTATTGTCATTATTAGGTGGTATCGCACCGCGCTTACCTAAAAATACAGTAGGTTTAGTTGCATCTGCATAATAATACGTATAATAATTATACCACATTCTATTGATGAGGTTATCATTATCATCATGAAAACTTATGTTTACAGGGTCGTATTTTATTTTAGTCTGTACGATACGTTTACGATTATATTGATTGAGTTGTATTGTGTTAAAACCATACGAGGGAAGTTTTACATCTTTAACTAATAAACCTATATTTTTATCTACTGAATCTGGCCATGCTTCGACATTGATGTTAAAGTAGGTATGAAATATGAATTTATATTTAGGAGCGTTTTGATAACTATTAGTCCTAAATGTTTTTGCGGCGTGCCTATAGTCTCTAAGGTAATCGCTGCCGAAGACTGCTCCGGCAGCGCCTTTAAGTAGGTCTTGAATAAATCCTGACATAACCAGGAGACCCTAACTATTAAGTACCGGCGCCAAGGCCTGTTACTGAATCGCCAGTCAAGATTCTTCCGATACTTGCACCAACGCCAGAAGCGAGTGGTGATTGTATTGCGTTGTCATAACGTAATGTCAATGCTATCGTTACAGCCTCGTTAGTACCATAGTTCAATGTATTGTAGTTTACAGTCTGTACAAAGCAACCATATAGTTCCCATGTTTCTAAGACTACTGGTGCAGTAGTACCGTTACCACCATCTAATATTTCGATGTTAGTCTGGAACTTATAGTCTTGACCAGTTGCCGCAGATGCTTGCTCTACGAAATCTAATTGCTTTTGAACTTGTTGTCCAACTGCTCTTGAAACTGTACCTGATGCATCATCACGAACGTTTACTGTGATAGGCTGCCATGCATACTTACCAGCAAGATACAATGTTGAGTTGTAAACTGGAATTGTGATTTCTTGGAACTGTATCTGGGGTCTTGCCACGTCAATAACTTGCTTAGTTAACGCTAGACCGCCGGCCGCATCGACGCCAAAGTTCAAGAAATTAACTCTGAAGCGATATTGTAGTTTTGGCATCAACAGGCCCTGATTGCCTCCGGCATTATCAGATGCGACTGTCATGTTAAACAATGATTGTGAGGCTGTTGCCATTTGTAAATTCTCCTACTTTATAGTATTTATCATAAGTGAGAGAGTCTCTTAGAGACTCTCTCTATCTTTTTTATTATGCTCCTGACAACTCACCTGTGTTCAAGATACGAACTGGGATGTAGATGAATTCAGCAGCCTTGACAGGCTCAACTGCGACATCGACCCACAATTCATTGCGATCTATTCTAGCAGGGGTGTTGTTTGATTCATCGCAGACTACCAAGTAGTCATAGATGCCTCGTTTAGCAACAAGATCAACGAACAACGATTCAACAACGCCAGAAATTTGCTGACGAGTCAATGCATCGTTTGGTTCGAATACGAACGGTCTTGCGGCTATAGTCAATTGACGACGGATATAAGCGACCAAACGTGCTACGTTTGTTCTATCCAATGCGCTTTGACTATTGAATGATGTCTTGTTACCATAGTTCAACAATCCATTGCCAGTGAAGAACACTAGTGGGTTGATGAAGTTGATGTAGAGAACATCACGTATACCGATACGTGTCTTGATGACTTGGAACTCACCAGTTGCACGATCCAAGTAACCGATATTCAATGCGTTGTCGATGATACCACGACGAGTACCTGCTGCCGCTAACCAAGGATAAGCGACTGTATCGTTACGCAAGAATGTACGCAACATCATGTGTGATGCTGGAACTGCTACTTCGTTACCGCTCAAGTCATTTGCAATTCCACTTGGGTAGAACAAGCCTAGATAAGTGCTACGTGTCACACAGCCATCTTCACCTGTGCTTGTTGCACCTGCGGCATTAGTTGCCCATGCTTGAATTGCTGTTGCATCATCAGGTAATCCCATTGGAGTGTCACCCAAGATGTAACCTGTCTCACCGCGATCACTATTCAACACAACCATGTTAGGTTGTAGTTCTGGATAGTTAGGTGTTGCCATCAAGTTGAAATAGTTGTCTTCATCACGTATTGCAGTATTAGTGTCTACTACAGAACGCATTGCTGACACAACCATCGCTCTCTGAGCCTTGCGACCCATGTAAGGTGAACCGTCACTCTGCAATCCGCTTGCACTTACCCATGTGCTACGTATAGTAGGTAATGTTTCATCGGGGAAACTTGCTGAATTGAAGTAATTATTTCTCCACTGCTTGACATTGTAGCCACTACGACGAGTGTTGAACAACAACATACCAGTTGGGTATAGAGAAGCACTCGGTGCATCTAAGTCTACGTTGTTGCTTGTCAACAAACCCTTGATAGTTGGGATAGGATCGTTTGCTGGGTTGATAGTATTTTGATCAGTTGACCAACGTGCGTCAGCAAATACGATACCTGAACCTGATACTTGATCAGTATTATCAATCAAT